TTTTTTCACTAAATTCTTTAGATAAAACAACGTTTAACTGAACATTTTCGTTGTTGCCGCCTTCTACTTTTATCTTCAGATCGTTATTTACATTTTTTCCAGGATTAGATACAAGTATCTCAGTTAATTCACCCTCTAGTCCAAAATAAACACTAGCTCCACTACCTACAATAGTATTTCCAAAAAATGCTTGAGGTGGATTTAAAAGATCAAATCCTTTACCACCATTTAATACATTTACTGAGTTAATTCTACCAAAAGTGATAACTTCATCTTCAAAAGGTGGATATAATTCTACTCCATTGTTTAAAATTCCGAGTGAATGATATGGTTTTTTGTCAAAATCATAATATATACCTTGATTTTTATCAATTTTTATTCTTTTTAATAATTTTTGATTTTTTGGATTTTTATCGTAAACTTCAAATTTTTGAACTTCAACAATAGTTGTTTCAGTCAGAGAAAGATCTTCAATAATTTTTTTTAAATTTAAAAAATCATTACTTTCAACAGAACTTCTTGATAATGAAAGATTTATTAAATTTTCATCTATTTTTTTAACATAAAAACTACCAGAATATGCATAATTTCCCGAAGAAACGCTAGTAATTCCAGTTTTTATGCCAAAAAATACATTTTCACCAGAAAATAATTCATGATTAGGTATGGATATTCTATTATTAGAATCTATTTCTAATAAGGAAAATGTTTTTTTAGTTAGAGGTGAAGTACTATGTAAATCAACAATATAATCTGGAACAGATGATGCACAAATGTAATAATTTTTTTCTTCTTTATCAATAAAAACTTTTTGAATATTAGCTAATTCTTTTCCAATCTCAGGAAAAGTTGCAGAGTCAGAATTACCTCTCTGTAAAATTTTAGATGCAACCAAATCTTCCGGTTTTACAGTTTCATTAATTTCTGACAGATTAACTTCTAAAATATTTGGTTGTTGAGAATTGGTACTTAAAATTTCTAAAGGACTAGAGTTTAAGTTATTGGATCTTACCCCAAATCTATTTCTTCTAAACTTATCCTTTATGTTTATTTTCTCACCTTTCTTTAATTCGTGAGGTATTTCAAATGAAAGGGTATTTACATCATAATCAATCTCAGAAACATTTATATCTACCGGAATATTATAAAATAAAGATTCTGTAAATTTATTTTTTTTATCGTATCCAATATCTTTTATACTGATATTAATATTTTCATTAATTATAACACTCTCATCGGACATTTCATTAGTTAAAATGTCTAATATTCTTAAAGATACCTTTTTATTAAGATCTCCTTCTTCATATCCATAGACAGTTACATTTGAAGATAATGATTCTCCAATATCATAAGTGTTATTTCTTGGTGAACACCCAAGAAATTCATTAGCTGACTTTGATGTATAAGAAAAGACTTCTTGGTTTATTAAAAGAGATCCACTTTCAGGAAAACCTAAAGTACTATCAACAACAATAGATTCGGTTGTTGGTGAAATAGATTCTAAAATTTTAGTTTTTCCACTGAAGTTAAATTCACCAGATGATGAACTTAATTTCAATGAATAGAAAAATTTAAATTCTTCATTAATTGTTGTTATTACAATATTTCCAGAAGTAAATCCTGATACATCATCTAATATTAGAAAAGTATTATCATTTTTCTTCTGTATATTCGTAAATACTTTAGATTGTAAATCACCACTTAATACTTGAACATAGACCGAATCGCCAGTGCGTATACCATGAAAATTACTAGTTACTGTAATGAGATTATTTGATTTTGTATAGGATGCATTTACAGTTCTTTCTGGGTATAAATCTCTTTTTACAAAATTTACATCAAATATTACACCTTCTGCAGATTCGGTAACACTACTTCTATCTTGATATATCGACTGACCTTTTAATTTTTCTACATCACCAGTAATTACTTCTACAATTAATTCATCTACTTCTCTGAAGTTTGCATACGATGGTTTAATTGCATTAGTTTTTGGTGAAAATATTGTAGCTGATTCTCCATATAATATTTTAAATAATATATCAAAAGAATATTCAGTTCCTTTTGTGGAATAAAAGTCTCTTATTCTTGTAGAAATTAACGATTCATTAATTTCGGAATAAAAATTTACATTTTCAAATCCTGGTAAAAATTGACTTTTTGTATAAGTCAAAAATTCTTCCAAAAATAGAATACTTAAATTTATTACAGTATCTCCATCAGTATGATTGGAAGCTTCGGTTTCTTTGAACTCTAATTTATCTCTAAATGTATATTTTCCTAAAGATTCAATTCCACTAAATCCACGTTTACATCCCACAAATGATGTAGGTGTTTTGGATTCATAAGTTATAATTTCATTTCCAATCTTTAATAATCCAAAGGTATCTGGCCAACCATTGGTAGAATTTACATTTATAATTTCATCATAGAAATTAACATCACTAGTTAATAGTGTGGTTTTAACTAAATTAAATAAAGAATCATTAGATTTATAAGTCAAAAGATTCCTTATCAAATCAAAGTCCGAACCTTGAAATTCTTTTGATAAGAAATATTTTTTAAGAAAATCTAAAAATAATGGATTTTCTTCTTTAATAAAATCTGGAATTTGATTAACAAGTAATTCTGATACTTGAATCTTTTGACTTTCCTTTGAAATCATCTTAACTTTCTCTTATAAAACCTTGATTTTTATAAACAGGAGTGGAAATAAATTGAACACCCGAAGTATCAGATCCAGAAGATATATTATCCTGAATCATTCTAATTTTAGTATCATTTAGAGATATTGTTAAAAATAAATCTCTAAGACCGATTGCATCGTAAGATTTTGGATCAATCTCAACCTGAATGGTATTATCATTGAGTGTTGTAGAAACAACATTCAAACTATCTATAAACAATTCCCCAGTCTCATAATTTACTGTACCAATAACAGATTTTAATATTACTGGATTGTTTGATGCATCTAATTTAAACAAGAATAATTCTCCATTCTTGTCATTAATTTTTCTATCTGAGAAATAAACAGTATCGGAATATTCAAATACCCTAAATCCAGTTGTTCTAACATTATACTCACTACTGTTGAATATGGAATTACCAAAACAACATTCATAACTGAATTGAGAATTAAAAACTGGTATTACATTTCTTCTTAACTTAACAACAGTTGAGTTTGATGTAATTGAGTTATCAGTCTCATCTATAATTCTAGAAATATTTGAGAACTTAAAACGACCTCCAAACTTGTTAAGATCTTCAGACTCAGCATAATCAAAAAGAGTTTGTGATATTTTTGACTTTATACTATCTGTAGCTTGTGTTAGGTTTGGAGAAAAATATGCAGAAATATCTAACTCCACAAAAAGATATTTTAAATCAATTACATCAACATCAACTCCAACTGATGCAAATTTTTTAATTTCAGTTTTTAGTAATTCTTTATCAAATAAAGATAAAAATGTTGAATTGTCAGGTTTCACTGAGAGGAAAACTTTTCCATATTGAGGTGGATTTAAAGTTTCTCCACCAAAAGCAACAACAGAACTAGCTCTGGGATATATCTTGGGAACAAGAGTTTCATAATCTTGAGTTGTAATAGCTCTATTTTGAGTTGCCAAATACTTTGGTCCATAGTTCTTAATAGATTTTAAATTTTCTATTTTAGAACCACCACCAGATTTTTGTATAGTATTTACAGAAACCAAAGAAACATCAATTAATGTATTGTTATCAGTAACAACATCACCACTCAATGCAAAATTACCTACACCATTTCCCAAATCTTCTTCAGTAACAATATAATCAACTTCTATAAAATTACCATTTTCTAGTTTATTACCTATTACTCCATCACCAAATATTAATTCATATCTTTCATCTGCAATTTCTTTAATTAAAAATACTTTACTTGTTCCAGATACTCCTATTATATTTTCTACCAAAGAGTATTCATCAAACTTTGATGAAGAAGCTGATTGTTTAACCCTAACTCTTAAAGTTGATGTATCTATTTTTTGATTGTCCAATATAAATTTTTGATCAAAAGAGGAACTATCCACAGTAAAATTCTGTGTCAATAGAACGCCTTGATAAACGGGAAGAGATTCAAAAAATGCAACTCTATTTTTAACAGGAATAGTTACATCTTCAATTATACTAAAAATATATTTACTATCTTCTAATGAACCTAAAGCAGCTACTCCTTTTTTAAAAGTAAGAGTTGAAGTTGATGATGAAGTATCTACAGAAATAATAAAACTCAATAAAGCTTTAGCTGATTTTGAAGATCTTGGAGTGTAACCAATTGACTGAATAATTGATATTATATTTTCTCTTATACTTGCACTATTCAAGAAACATTCGTTTGCTATCATATTGGCATTATAAGAGTTGATGTACGTATTGTACGCCAATATATCAATTAGGATTGAAAGATTAGAACCCTCATAGTCAAAATCCCTAAAAGAATTATTAGATCGAATATACTCTTTAATAGAGGCTTTAATTTGATCGTAATCTAAATTTAAATATTGTGTTAAAGCCATTTACTTATGTGGTGGTATATAAAAGTAAGTCTATTATTTGAGGTTGTACTTCTGTTCCAACTATTTCATACTCAATACTTACATTAACCTCTTGATTTACAATTCTAACAGAAACATCATTTAATTTTACACGAGGCTCAAAGTTTTCTAAGACTGTTTTAATTTGCGTATCTATGTTAGATTGAATTGCAAAAGTATCTAATTCAAATAAAGTATTTTCAACATCTGTTCCCAATATTGAAGCAAAAAATCTCTCACCAACTTTTGTCCGAATTAAATTAATTACAGACCTTTTGATAACATCCTTTCCATTGATAGAAAAAATATCATTAGTTATGGGGTGTCTCTTGAAAGATAGACTTATATCTTTAAAAGGTCTAAAATTAACCTCGGTAGACATTTATTGATTAGAGATATGATCTGATATATTTATTCCGATTTATTTACTCAAGTTTCATCAGGTGTTTTCCAAAAATATTCATCAGTATCTCCAAGTCTACCCCAATCAAAACCTCTCTCACATTCATAGTATTCGGTAGAAACTTTGAAGTCTGGAGTTTTTGGTTCTTGAGGTGTTAAACTCACATCATATATCCTGCACCTATTATTTGGATACAATGCAAATTGACCATTTACTAATTGAATAAGATTAAATGACTTATGTTCCTCTGGTGTTTCACTTGTTGAATAATCAATAACATCACAATCTGCATGATAATTATCCAATGTACAGATGTATTGACCTTTAATATTTCCAAAATGTCTTGTTCTAACTTCCCAATCCATTGAACCTACAAATTGTTTGCAGATATTTGTAATACCATAATCCATACAATTCCAAAATTGTAAGTTAGGTAAATCCAAATCAGGATCAGGTGTTTCGGGACTAGCCACAAACGCACTTATAGGAAGTTTATCAAACATTGCCCCATATTCCGGTAGATATGTCTCAAAATAAAAAGCACGTCCAGGTATGGACTTTGCCGACACCCAGACGCCTTCTACAAATTCTCCATGACCATCATTAAGATCTCTCAAATATTCTTTTCTAACATAAACCTTCTGTGATGGAAGGTTAGTAAGCAATTGTGGCATCTTTACCAAATCCAACTAAAGAGTATCTATAATCATTTACATAAGAATTTGGTTTAATTGATGGACAGTGGTATAGATAAGGATCGTAAAATACAGCTCGATTATATTTTACCTTAGAAGAATAATATTTTTTCCAACGATTGTCACATTCAAAATTATTCCATTTACCAATTTCATTATCATCACAATATTCACTTACCCACCTATTATATTTTTTATCACACTCTAGATTATTACGAAGATGTCTTTTATTTCCATCAAATTCATAAAATGAAATTGCACTATCATTTTCAGAATCACACATCCAATAATTCATTACATAAGATACCCCAGTATCATAATGCGGAATTTCTGAATTGCGATACAATTTCATATCAGAATTCATAATATTTGTAGCCCAAACAAAATTTAAATTTTTTTCCTCATTATAATCTTGTTTTATATTTTCGTTAATTACATATTCAAAGTGTCGAAATAATTCTGGATGAAACTTTTGGCTAAATCCAGGTCTCGACATTGATCTTCGGTGTGCGTTTGGAAATCCGGGAAACTTTTTTAAGAAATCTTTAAAACCATCAGGATTCTCTAAAAAATTATCAACGATTACAATTCTAAAATCTCCATATTTTCTGACTTTATATTCAACATCATCACTAATTCTTGATATTTCCCAATATGATTCTAAATCATAAAAATTAAAATCTCCCGATGGAAATCCTTCTATATTTCTTTTAACCGTTTTCATGATTCTATTAAAGTGCAACGTGTTGATTTAATTTCATCGGAAATTTTTAATGTCCCATGATCTTCACGAATAATATCATCATGATTAAATTCAGCCCAATATAACTCAAATGCAATTGTATCTTTAACTGCTTCAAATTGATGATATTCAGTTGGTTTTACATATAAAAAATCACCTTTAAATAAGTGAGTTTCATCAATGTGAGTTGAGATACCAGCTTTTTGACTACTAGTTTCTTTCCATATTCTGACAATTAATTCTCCTTCCTCAACATAGAATCCATTCCATTTATGTTGATGTTTATGTTTGGAACATGTTCCACCGGCTGAAGCTTCAATACGATGGAACTCAAAAGAACTATTTGCATGAACTAGTTCTGTAATTCCCCATATTTTGCCACTTTTCATTTGCCTTGTCCACGATACCTTTTACGAGCTTTGTTCCGAGAAGACGCGGCATATTTGGTATGTTGACCGTTTCCTTGACGAGTTTTTTTGGGTTTGCTCTCAACAAAATTCAAACCCAGAAGACTTTTTTTAACACGCATTGCCATTAGTAATTTTCTCCAATTAGTTCAGTTTCAATTTCAGTGGGATCTGGCGTTCCAGTTTCATAAAACTCTTTCGCCAGATCATCCATAATATCAAAGTATTCTTCTTGAGTCAAGTTATTATAAATGACTCTCCCTTTACATAAGATATTGTATCGTTCCATCCTTATTAGATAAATCTAGTTTTTTCGTGACCAACACGACATTGTGGATCACACCAAATATCATATCCAGCTTCGATTGCATCAAGACAGAAACTCACATCCTCACCACACATATCTTGGACCTCTCCTGATTCAAATACTTGCATCTTTGGTGCAAACCATGGATACTTCATCTTCTCATTCTCAAATACTCCATGTTTAATCAGTGTCCATCCAAATCCTGTGTAATCAACTGTGAATGGTTTCTTACGTTTGGACATCGTATCACCTGTTTCATGATTCATAACACCGCCATTTGTACGGAAATCCTCTTCCTCCAACCAATGTGCAACTGATGTAGTACGACCATCCTCAGTCATATACCATCCGGCTGCAATGTCCTTATCCATTGCTGCAATACGATACAATTTGTCAGTGTTAAACACAATATCACTATCAATCCATAGTTGATAATCATAATTTAATTGACCATCCCAAGGTATTTGATCTGGACCACGTAATACATTTGCACCAAGACACTTACAACGTGCAAAGTTTACCATTGAACTATAATCTTGTGAAATTTGAATCTGAGTACTGTTGTTTACTAGATCAAAACACAGTTGTACAAAGTTTTTTAGAAATGTATAAGAGACTCCTCTTCCAGGTAAACAGAATACTACGGTTTTTCCTTTTAAAAGTTCCCTTCCCTTTTCGATTAATTCTTTCTCCGAAGTGCCCTCATTTGAGTTCTTTGTCTTCGGTGTTGTTGCTTTTACAGTAAATCCTTTAGCCATGAGTGAATATTAAAAAAATCAGTTCAGTTGTTAGTATTTAGATTAGTAACTTGCATCGTATTTTGGATGTTGTTCCATTAATACAACGATTTCATGTATTGAAAAATTAATGACTTCATCCCTAATCATACTCTCTAATTGATCTACTGTCAAGGAATGTCGGAATAATTCTCCACTTTTTTTAAAATATACATGATATTTTCTTTCTTGATTTCCTACCATAATCGGTTATCTATCAATTTACAAGGTTTATTTAGAAAAAACGTTTTTTGTTCTTTTTTGGCCACGGGAAATTTTTTTATATTACGAGGTTGACATTTTTCATTTTCCCCTATAGAATAACTCTGCTAAGGTTCATATGAATGTATTCTGAATTGCTTAAAGCTTTTTTGAATTCTTATGAGTATTATAAAGCTCTCTCGATTTCAAAGTTTTATAGATTAGGGGGACCCAATGAATTATAATACACAATAATATACTGCTAAAATCTAGACGAATAAGGGAGAGTATTGCTACTCTCCCATGGTATCAGCCTGAAGTCTTAAAGTAATCTTCCTGACGACCTTGCATGATACTCCGATGAGCAACTGTTGCACCTGGATGTTCATGACTGCCACGGTTAGTGTTAGTCCGAACTCCTTTTGTCATGGACATGATAAGTTCTCCTTTCCTAGCTTTACGTTTCGGAAGACGGGTGACTTTCACTTTACCTTGAGTTTCTGCAATGAGAAGATCAAGGGATGAAGATGCAGCAATCTCAGAAATGGTCATTATCAAATAAGAAGAAAAGAATAATTGAAAGGGGGGATGAACCCCTCAGGCAAAGACATAACCTGATACAAAATCTTCGGTTTGATATACACGTTCACCGTTGATTGCACCGACAAACTTTCTTACATACCAAAGGAAGTTCTTTTGAAATACACCCTCACCAGCGATGCAGAATTCAGAGCACAGTGCATTGAGTCTGCTCTTAGTTGTATTGGACTGCCAACCACCATCAAAAATTGTCATGGAAGTGTCATCAACCATAGCAATCAGATTACCATGAAGATATACATTAGAAACACCCATGTTAGTAACAACTTGAGTGTTTCCTGAACTCCAATTCTTGTTACCTTTGATTGCGGTGATCATTTGTTGTTCGATCTTACGCATGGTTGAGATAGAAGTGAAATGTCTTGGGATGTCTCCCATGTGGCCAATATAAGGGAATGAGAGGGGTCTGGCACGAATTGTGGCCAGTTCCCCAACTGTCTTAGATCTTAACTCCTTCGGGCAGAATCAATGTATCATCCAAAACGAACTCAGCTTCAACATAATCAACAGGAAGCTCTAACTGATCAGATACACTTTCCAGAATATCTGTGTAGATTTCTTTCACATAACGTTGCATGAATTTCTTAAGAAGTTTGTGAATCATTGAAGCAAATCGTTGAGAGTTTCTGTACCATAAAGATCTTCAATTTCAGCCTTGACATCATCTTCATCCCAATCATTCATGTTTTCTATGATCGATTCTACAGCTAAAGTAACCAATGTTTTCATATCCATGTCATCTACAATTAGATTAGCATAGTTTTCTTTCAGCTGATAAAGATCGTCTTTGTTCATGGTTTGAAAAGAAATCATTGGAATTAATAATCGGTGTTGCCATTAATGTACTTTTCTACGTCAAACTTATCTTCTTTTTCCCATTCTTCTTTATATTCAATTACATCAAAAATCTCACCTTCTGAATCTTGAATTTCTTGCCAAAGTTCATCAAACATGTTAAGCTCCAAAGTGTAAAGGACGAAATAAAACGAAAGTATTAAAGACCGTTGAGAAAATCGTGAAGTGCTTCATCGTATTCCTCTTGAGTTTGATATACTCTCCCATGAATGTTTAATGGGAAAGTCTTATCAATACCTGCAACAGCTACGGTCTCACAATCAGCACGATCATAACCCATTGATACCAAATTTTCAACATAAGGATTGTGAATTTTCATAAGTTGTTTGTCAGTTTGAAGTGCGATTGTGCAAGGATCAGTATACATGAAATGAAGATTCGGGACGAACAAATTCAGCTGAGTCTTCCAACTTATCAGAAATAAATGATCTTACGTCATTTGAATTCCAAACCAAAGCTGCGATGACAGACAGTAGAACGAAGTTCAGAAGTTTCATGGGTGTTCCTCTCAACATGGCCAATATAAGGGTTCTGAATCCCTTTGGCGGGGATTGTGGCCAGTTTGGAGACCGTCACACCAGTTCCTGTTGTTGTAACATCAGTTGCTCTTCTGTAACTTCATCGACACATTCCTGAATTACAGTGTAAATGTAATCAATGTTCCCAACTTCATCGAAGATACGTTCAATGACTTCAGGATCTTCTACATTAGTATTCCAATCAATCTCACCATCTTCATCCCTTAAATGACAATCATTTTTGGTATAAATCCATGCCGCACATTCTGCATCTTCTCCCTGTTGTTCAATCAGTTTGTTGACACGTTCTTGGAGATCTTTGAGTCTGTAGTTCATGAATTCAGTTGGATAGAGTCAGAAACAATAAAAAATTAAATTATGCAACGACGAAAGTTTTTTCTGAGATAACATCAAAGTCTTCATTCATTTTCACATAATTCCACTCATTTTCATCTTCTCCCTCTTGATATAAGTGAAGAACACCTTCTGAGTCAGTCTTGACATAACAATCATCAAAATTATCAGTGTCCAGAATGTAACCCGATGCAATCAATCCTTCAACGAATGTCATTTTTGGACGAAATCTTGACGACCCATTAACAATACACGATCCTGACCCCAGATCAACCGGAGCCAGGACACTTCAATAACTGTCACAAAGATCCAACAGGGATCGATGATTGATTATAAAATTCAACACGAATCGAAGATCCTTCAATAATAGGATCTTCAAAAGATTCTGAATCTTCATAATAAACTGTCTCTTTACTGAGAAGTTTATCATCAACTTGACCACATGCGTTAATTACAGTGGTTGAGACAGATTCGTATCCTTGAGATTCAATCAGATACTGAACATAGTTCATCATCATCTGACGACAATCAAAGAGTTTCATTGTAGCAATCTCACCTGTAGCCATTGCAACATACGAACCTTTGAACTCAGGATTTGCTTCAGAGAAAGTGAAAAAACTCATCACGAATTTGTCTCAACATGGCCAATATACATGATCCTGACCCACAATCAACAGGGGCCAGGACACTTTTATAACTGTCTTACATTGCTACCATTTCACCACTTTTTTTATAATAATTAAGAATACGACCAATCGAACAATGTTCTAGATCTTCAGTTGCTTCATAGAAACAATCAAGAACTCCAGAATGTTCACAATCATAATAATACAAATGATCTAGATTACTATGATAACACACAATAATATGACCATTATCATAATCTAGTGTCATTTCATATACACATGATGATTCTTCTTTCGAGAAACGAATCTTATAAGTGTTCTCGATAACAGTTCCAATAGTCATGATTAAATGTGTGTAAGGTGATCTAGATGCGTATATGATTATTATACATCATATTCTTCTAGAATCTCACAAATCTCGATACCAGTTTCAGCATTGATAAGATTCATAAGAAGTTGAAGTTCTTTCTCGTCGAGATTCACAAGATTCTTTTTGACGACGTAAGGCATTGGATGTCCTTGATTGATTACTTTCATAATATACATGAATCTCGACGAGAAAGCAATGACCTTATGACACTTTATGATGTGTCCATCTAGTCGAGATATAATGATTGATGATATATGTGATGCTTATATGTCTAGTCGAGATGTATAATGCGCGAATCTAGTCGAGATCTTATGAGTCTTGGGGGGGGTTGCCATCTCTCGCAGCGGCGTGATAAGCTCTCGCACGCTAAAGCCACAAGAACTCCGCACATTTATAAGACTTTTGAGGAGATATTTATGAGACTTTTAGAAACCTTTCAGCCATATTTTTTTAGCCTTTTTTTATATCTTCAAATTAAAACATTTTACATAGTAATTGTATAATATCTCAATATATACCTTCTCATAGAAGCTAGGTAGGCACTAGTAAAAACGTCTTCATAATGAGAGTGCATAAAGTTAAAAGCATCGTACATTATATCAATAGGAATTGCAAGAAATTGAGCAGTAGAATGTGCATGAAATAACCTATAACTCTCTGCATTATGACGTTTTACACCATCATTATAATACTTTCGGACGATTGTTAATATATCAGATAACTCATCATTTAATTTTATATTATGAATTTTCTGATTGTAGATACAAGACAATGAAAGTTTCATACATTTTCTTGTTTGTTCTACTGATAAAGCATCTGGATGTTTAAGTCTGTAACTCCATTGAACAATACCATTACATATTTCCATTGACCTCAACGTAGCGAGTTGTGATAATGATTGTTTAGAGAATTTCTTATAGTCATTATACAATGAGAGAATAAGCTCCGTAAACTCGTCCTCGTTAGCCTCGTAATATGGTTGTAATTCAGATACAAATTTAAGATGATTCATGAAATAACATTAAAACAAACAGAGTTAAATTGACCTACAATACCTTTTAATTGTATTTTGGTATGTTGTGAATGTATTCTAACAGAAGAAACTTCATAGACATTTCCTATGATACAAGGAGGCCAATCATTATTACCCCATTTAACTTGTTCAGGTATACATCCAAGGTATTCAACTTTATCACCAACGTTAATCATAATAATTGTTCAACCTTTTCAAATACAGTTTTCCAACGTTTTGCAATTTTTCTTGAGTTACATTTATCATAGAGAGTTTCCATACATTCAAGTGCATAATTCCATTCTGGTGTTTGATACTTAGAAATTACAAATTGAAGTAAAGTTATAATTTGACTTTGTGATTTAACTTCTCCTTCTATAGGTGAAAATAAAGGATAATCAGATGGTAAGTAATAACAAGCATCAATATTAAATCTATCTAAGACAATCGGACTACGAAGTGCAGCAGCAGTAAATCCTTTTGTAAAAGGTTTATTTGGAGCATATTCATCATATTTCCGCAATCCAATATGACAATTATAATACTTTAATTTGTCTTTCCAATCATCAGTTTGTGGTTTTAAATAACGTTGAACAAGTTCGACCCACTTACCATATTTACGTTGTTTCATTAACATTATTTCTTCTGATGGAAGTTCTTTTGTCCAGTCACCAGTATAATACTCTTTTTTCCACCAGCTACAACTATCAATCCATTTTACACCTTTTTTAACATAAAAATCAAGATCATTGATATTATCGTAAGCTCCACAATAAGTCACTCTTAATTTATCAGATTGTTCTAATGTATAATGATCCCGATCAAAATGTCTATCGTATCCATGAATAATATGATAGACTGGTTTTGAATAATTTTTTTTGAAATAATTGTGCAATCCAACAGATGATGAAATATGTGCAGTAAATAAATCTAAAATTGATGATGGTGGTGGATTGCAATCAATTAAATCTGATACCATTACATAACCAGCCTTATATAAACTTTCAATTCCACTTGTAATTTGAAAACAACCTTTGTTGATCAATAATATACATTCGT